GAAGTCATTACAGCATCTTGTGTAAATTTACTTTGCATAGTCTTCATCTGTTGAGACATTTGTGCAGTTTGACTTTCAGCACCTTGACGGTTTGCTAAGTTTTGTAATCTTAGTTGTTGTTCTTGATTAGCTTGTTGTAAGTTTGCTTGTTGCTCGTTACTTAAGTTTTGTGCTGCTCTAGTTTGTAAAGCTTGTGCATTACTTTGAGCCATTGGCATAGCTGATTGAATAATAGCATTGAATAAAGAATCTCTACCAACAGTAGAAACACTTAAACCTCTTTGAGCCATATTAGCATTGATAGCATCTACAGCAGGTCTAGCCCATGCAGGTACTGTTCCATCTTCCATACCACCTAATAAGCTTTCCATTTGTGAAGATACTAAAGCTTCTGTAGGTAGTGCAGCAATAGCAGCATTAACTTCTACAGGATTCTCATCTACTTGAGCAATCATAACTGCTGGGTCTTCTACAATAGAAGCAGCAATATCAGGAGGTAAATTACCTACCTGTGCTATCATATTAGCTGCAGTACTTTGAGCTGCTTTACCTTTAACTGCTCTTTGTTTAGCTGCTGTATAACCAACAGTATCTACTATCTTTGCAGCTTGTCCATCTGTTGCAGGAGTACCAGTAAGAACTTCTCTTTCTTGTTTTTCAGCATCTGGAGTAGCAGCAACAGTTACATCTTCACCTTCTACTTCATCAACTAAATAAGTTCCTGTTAAAACATCTTCAATTCTATCAGCTTGTGCAGCTTCTGCTTTAATAGTATCAACAGTTGCAAATCTTTCACCTGCTGTAATTGTTCCGGGAGCTACATCTTCTATTTCTCTAGCTTGTCTTTCTTTAGCAGCTTTAACTTCTACATCTTTATCAGCTACAGTAGCTACGTCTGTTATCTTACCAGCTTTTATATCTTGACCTACTGTTTCATCAGCTTGTGCAGCTTGTGAAGTTGCTACAGCTTCTGGAGCTTGGTCTTGAGCTTTGATATCAGTTCTAGCTTTAGTAACTGCATCCATTGTTGTAACTGCTTGGTCTTTACCTTCTTTAATTTCAACAGCATCAGGTATTTTTGCAGACTCTGGAACTTCGCCTTTTGCAGCAGCTTCTGCAGAATCTCTAGCAGTTTGTTGTCTTGCAGTTTTTGCAGCTTCTTCAGCAGCTTTTTTTTCTGCTGCAATTCTTTCTTCTTCAGCTTTTTTAGCAGCAGCTTCTGCAGCTTTTTTTGCAGCATCTTCTCTAGCTTTTCTTTGTGCTTCGCTTTCACCTGCTCCCGGTCCGGCTTTACCTCCGCCTATGCCACCGTAAGATATAGGCTTACCGTCTTTATATTTTTCTCCACCATCATAAATATTAAAATTATTAACTCCACCTTCAACATATTTAACTCTACCACCTTTAGAATAGTCTACTCTACCACCGGTAGTATACTTTTGTTTATACTTTTTTAATTTATTATTATTTTCTTTATCCATTTATAAATACCTTTATGTATATTTTACTTGACTTCAAAGAGTTTGTCAAGCTTTTCTCCGATTTTATCTATTCTATCCATTAGGATTCCCATGTCATCTCTAACTTCATTTTTAGTTACGTAGTCTTTTGCAATCTCTTCACGTGTTTTATTTAAGAGAATGTCGAGTCGTTTAGACTCTTCTGTGTTTTGTCTAATGCTGTAAAGCACTGGTGCTAACACCAAAGTTATAAAGATATTCCAAAATAAATAAGGTGTTAGTTCCATGATGTGTTTTATCCTATTGTTTTAGTAACGGATGTTGGTGTGATAAGTAATGCGATTTGAGCATCTAAGCCAGACTTTAAATCTGTTACAGCATCACTACCCATACCTGCTTCAACCCAACCTTGTACGTCTGAAGCAGATAAATCTGCAAAAGCTGTAAAGCTTGACAAGTCTGAAGTATCTACAGATTGTGTTCCGTATGATGTAGCAGTCCAGTTGTTGCCATCAGCATCCTGATTAGCATCGTCTTCTGCTGTTAATCTCCAATGCACGTTATAAACAACGTCTGCATTACTATCTAATGTTGGGTAAGTATCAACTGTTGAAACATCCCAAGTATATCCAATTGCCATATTATTTCTCCTATTTGGTTATGAGTTTTTCAACTCGTTAATTTCAGATTGTAAGGCATCAATCTGTGTTTGTTGTTCTTTCATGCCTTTTACAAGATGCACTACTAATTTACTGTAATCCATTTGGTACATCTCTTCTTCAGAACCTGATACAGCGTTAGGAACTATGTCTAACACTTCTTGAGCTATAAGACCTTCGTCTACTTTACCATCTGCTTTCCAGTTGTAAGCTACTGGGTTAAGTTCGTTGATAACTTCTAAACCTCTTGCAGAGCCTGTAACTTTTTTTAATCTTGCATCTGATGATGTGTTATAAGATGTTGTTGAGCCATTGGTAAAGATAGTTCCTACTGCACCATTACCATTTTGAAAAACTACATGTCCTTCATTACCTGTTCCTGTTCTTCTGGAAAGAAAAGTGTAACTGGCAGTGTTTTCAACCACAAATTTAGCCGAAAAATTACCTGAAGTAGTACCCACCAACACATTCCCTGATGAGTCTATTCTCATGCGTTCTGCACCTGCTGTATTAAAGTGCATGTGGTCACTAGAATGGTCATAAGTAATAAGACCTCTAGTATGTGTAGCACCAGTTCCACCATCAGCAAATGCTATTGAGCCATTACTAACAGTACTTCCAACAATGGTCATACCAGCATCCCCTGAACCACTACCAACAACTAAGTCACTAGCTGCTGCATTATAATCTGATGGATTATTATTTTTAATTCCAACATTACCTGAAGAGTCTATTCTCATGCGTTCAGAGCCATTTGTAGTAATCAAAAGCGGATATGTGGAATGACTTTCTATATAACTAGCACCATCTGCATTATATATAGCCATACCTGAAGTACCATCATACCTAGTAAAACGAATACCTCCTGCCCTATCTGATTGAGATGAAGAATTACCTTTTAAGTCAATAGTTGGTATGCCAGTACCAAGAGAGCTTGGACTACTAGTTCCAATTCCAACATTGCCTGAAGAGTCTAAGAATAAAGTATTTGTAGGTGTTGCCGCTTCAATTTGGAAAGGGTAGGCTGTTCCTGATACTGTAGTATCTCTAACTGCAAAAGTACCGCCATAAGAAGCCATCAACCAAGTTTGACTAGAAGCATCATCTTCTCTAAGTGTATAACTAGGTGAATTGCCACTAGACCTGATTGCACCCCCAACATCTAACTTGTATGTTGATGAGGGGTTGCTTTGATTTATACCAACAGAGCCTGATGAGGTAATTCTCATGCGTTCTGCACCAGCAACTGAAGTTATATAAGCAAAAGCTCCTTGAACAGTTACAGCCCCATTTCCTGAAGCGTCTACACCAAAAAGCGTCCCATTAGCTGAGTTGACGCCAGTAGAACCATTAGCAACTTGGATATAGTTAGCGTTAGCTCCTGCTTTATAGCTTGTAAGATTGTAGTTTGGACTACTAGTGCCAATTCCAACATTTCCACCACCTTCATTTAAAACTAAATTACCTGTACCAGTAGCACCTGAACTAAGGTATATATTTGTTCCATTTGACCATAGTCTTCCTGATTTAGCATTGCCACTATCTACAACACCAATACCACCTGCATTAGTGTCAGTTGATTGTGTTACTGTAAATAAACCAAAATTAGTAGTACCACCAACATTAACATTACCTGAAGTGTCTATTCTCATTGATTCTGAAACAGTACCAGATACATTTGTTGTTAAAATATTTAAACCTTGTCCTGCTGAATTATCTCTTTGTGCTTGAAAACCAACGTAATATGCAGGGTTTGTATCTACACTTGATAGTTTCAGCATATCTGTGGCTACATTAATACCAGTTGCAGATTTTAAAATATGTAAAGGTGCTGAAGGACTAGTCGTTCCAATTCCAACACCAGTAGAATCAATTATCATTCTCTCAGTTCCACCAGTATCAAATCTAATCTTATCTTCGTCTGAACTTTCTTCTACTTGTACTTTAGTATCTCCATCAGCATCTTCTAAAAGCAATGCAGAACTAACAGTAGTGTTTACCCATGTTATACATTCTACTGCTGTTCCTGTTGGAGGAGCTTCAGAAAATGTTAAAGTTGTTCCAGATATAGAATAAGTATCTTTATGTTGAAGAACACCATCGATAGTAACTACCGTAGCATTTTCATTAACTGGTGCAGAAGTAAGTGTAAGTGTTGTATCACTACCATCTCCTGTCATAGTATTTAAAATAGGAGCAGTACCACCACCACCAATTGAACCCCAAGAGTCTGTATAGCCTTCAAAGCCACTTGTAGTTGTGTTATATCTAAAGTAACCTGCTGCAGGACTTCCGGGTCTTTGAGCTGTTGTACCCACTGGAACATGTACAGCATCTGTATTAGCTCCTAAGTCTAATGAGACATCAGGAGTAGTTTGATTAATACCTACTCTATTAGTACTAACATCTGCAAACAATACACCACTGTCAACATTTAAGTCTCCAGAGAATGTTGCAGTTGTAAAAGTTGTTGGAGTAATATTAGCAGTACCATCAAAGCTAACACCACCTATAGTCCTTGCAGTTTCTAAAGCTGTTGCAGTAGCTGCGTTACCTGTAGTATCTTGATTCAGTGTACCGATTGTAAAGTCTAAAGTATTGTCATCGTCTTGGTAAGCTACTGTAATGTTTGTTTCAGTATTACTTGATACCATTGCACCAACTGTATCAGCTATAACTTCTGATAAGTCTATGTTGGCTGTACCATCGAATGATACACCATGAATGGTTCTAGCTGTTTCTAAAGCTGTAGCTGTTGCAGCGTTACCAGTTGTATCTTGGTTAAGTGTGCCAATTACAAAGTCTAATGTATTGTCAGCATCATCGTAACTAACTGTTATGTTTGTTTCTGTGTTTGAAGATACCATTGCTCCAACAGTATCTGATATAGTTTCTGCTAGAGTTATACCACCTATAGTGATTGCATCAGCTTCTAAAGTTCCATCAATGTCAGCATCGCCTGATATGTCTAGTGAACCTGCATCAAGTTCTCCAGTAATGGTTATGTTTCTACCACCTGTAATGTCTATGTTTGCATCTGTAACAATTGCTTTACTTGCTATAACAGTTCCGTTAGTTATACCATCTATAAGATTAATGTCTCCTGCACTCGCTGTAACGCCATCTAAGATGTTTAGTTCAGAAGTTGTAGCAGTTACGCCATCTAATAAATTTAATTCAGTAGCAGTGCTTGTAACGCCATCTAGGATGTTTAGTTCTGCTGCAGTTGATGTAACTCCATCAAGTATGTTTAACTCTGCTGCTGTACTTGTAACACCGTCAAGGATGTTTAACTCTGCTGTAGTGCTTGTAACACCATCCATGAGATTAAGTTCTGCAGTTGTAGCTGTAACTCCATCAAGGATATTAAGTTCATCTGTAGTTACTGTAGCACCATCTAGTATTTCTAACTCTGCTTCAGAGATATCAGCACTACCAATTACAAAGCTTGTACCTGTAATTGTAGTACCTGTAATAGCTGCAGCACTTGAACCACCAATAACAGTACCATCAATAGTACCACCGTTAATGTCTGCTGTATCAGCTACAAGGCTATCAATGTTTGCAGTACCATCTATGTAAAGGTTTCTCCACTCTTGTGAAGAACTACCAAGGTCATAGCTGTCATCATCGTCAGGGATAATGTTAGAGTCTACGTCAGCACCAAAGACTACGTTATCAGTAGCTGCATCACCCATAGTGATTGTACCACCGTTAAAAGTTGTAGTACCTGTGACTGTTAAATTACCACCAACATCTACATTACCTGTAGTTGTAATAGTATCTGTATATGTATCTTTAAATCTTAAACTTGTTGTACCTAAATCTATATCACTATCTGTAACAGGTATAATAGCACCATCAGCTATATACAGTTGTTGTACAGGTGCTGAAGATACTTCAACATAAAATTCTATGTAGTTGTTTGTTGTGTCTATTAAGACTTTGTTGTTTGGAGAAGTTTCACCAGCGTCACCAATTAATCCTATAACTGGTCCACTAGCTGCTGTACCATCATGGCTGTGACCAGATGTGTTACTAAATGCGTTTACTAATTGGTTATATTCGTTATTGAATAAAGCAGCAGTAATTGTATCTCCGTCTGCAAAAGTACTTTGTCTTGTGTATCCTGCCATTATACGTTCTCCAATGTTTCTATTCTAGTTTTTAAATCGTCTATTATTGTTTGTTGTTCTTGTATAGCTTTGATGCAAAGAGAAACCATGTGTGGATATCTTAAAGCATCAGGTTCGTTATCATCATTATATTCAACAAATTCTGTTAAACCTGCTTCATGCACCTCTTCAGCTATTAATCCATAAAAAACTGTATCGCCATCATTGTTGCCTTTATATGTAACAGGTCTTAAATTATTTAATTCTGTTAAGCCTTTAGAAGCATCTGTAATAGTGTTTTTATATCTTTCTGATGATGTTGACCTTACAATATTTCCATTACTTAAAACTCTTACGTTGGCTGCATCACTGCTTGTAGTGTTGTAAACACCATCTGCACTTATTACACCTGATGAGTCTATTCTCATGCGTTCTGTGTTACTTGTACCAAAAGCTAATGTTCCTGTACTTGGTGTTAATAGTGTTACTCCACTTGTGCAATTAATTCTTAAATCTGCATTAACACCATTTGTAAAAGAAGCTATATTTCCTCCACCAGTATCCCATACATCAAGCTTATAACTAGGACTACTAGTTCCAATTCCAACATTGCCTGATGAGTCTATTCTCATGCGTTCTGTTAAAGCAGTATCTCCACTAGTAGCTCTTATACTAAAAGCTAAAGAACCAGTTCCTTGACCAACTCCATTTGAAAGTAGACTTTTAATTCCAGCTTGAGGCTTGTAATTTCCGCTATCGTTTAAAGCAGCAAATAACAAAGCACCGCCACTATTTGTTAAGTTACTATTTTGACTAAGAGTTAGAGTGCCGCCTTGATTACCAGAATCTGTGATATTAGCAGTTAATTGACCAGTACCTAAAATATGTGTTTGTGTTCTAGGACTAGTTGTTCCAATTCCAACATTACCTGATGAGTCTATTCTCATGCGTTCTGTTGGTGTGACATCAGTACCTACTGCTGCAGTTGCTGCTGCGTCATTATAAAAGATTGTATTACCATAATTTAATGCAATAGCACTTTTTGCCCAAGATGACGCATAGGAAGAAGCTACTTTATTAGCTGTGTCTGTATACTTGTAACCATTAGCTATGACAGTTGCTGCACTACTGGCTTGTCTAAAAATGTTTACAAAAGAAGAATTAGCTCCTTCAGATATATTAAAGTTCATAGAGTTACTAAGAGATAAACCTGCTGAACCTATATCACTAACTCCAATTCCAACATTGCCTGAAGAATCAATACGCATTTTTTCTGAACTACTAGTTTGAAATGCTAAAAAATTACTTGTTTGATTTCCATATAAAGCAACTGAGGTAGCACCATTCCATCTTATACCATAATTATTTGAAAAATTTAAATATCCACTATCAATATCAAGTTTTTGACTAGGACTAGTCGTTCCAATTCCAACATTGCCTGTATCAGTTATACGAAGTGCTTCAGTACCTCCTGAAGCTGTCAAGAATCTATGATTTGTATTAGTATTGTAAAAAGAACCAGTTGCATCTACACCAATATTTGTAAACTCAGAACCATCATCTATTCTTATGTAAGTGTTATTTGCTGTTCCTGATATATGAAGTTGAGTTAACGGACTAGTCGTTCCAATTCCAACATTGCCTGTATTGGTTAGAGTCATTCGACTTCCCCAAGCAGAACCATTGTAAGTTACAAACTGAAGATTATTAGTACCTGTCGTTCCTATAACAGAATCTTCATTACTACTATCTGCACCTAAACGGATACCACCACTTGTATCGCCAAATAATCCATATATATCAAAATTAGTACCTGCAAAAGTATAGTTTGTAGTAGCAACTTCAAGACCTGTTGCAGGACTACTAGTTCCAATTCCAACATTCTCACTACTATCAATTGTTATAGCTGTAGCATTACTATTATCTACAATACCCGTACTTAAAAGAGTTCTTGTTACTTTTGTTATTGCCATTTGTTTTTATCTCCTGCCTGAAGGTATATAGTCTACATAAAACCCATTAATTGTATATGGTGCTTTTGTATCCTCACTAATTACTGTAAAATTATTACTTGTTCCACTTCCTTGTAACGGAACTCTTATCAACGGATTAGAAGCTCCACCAAATACGTTAGTACCAAATACAGCATCACTAAACTTAGAAGGAGGGTCTATAATTCCTAAGTCAAATAAATCTGCTGGTTGTGGTATGTCTGTACTACTATAATCAAATCTAACTTGTACGTTTGGTTCTACAACTCCTTCAGCACTTGCAGAAACTCTAAGATAGTGTAAAGTTTTTAAAGTTCCTAAATCACCATAATCATAATTAGGTGTTTCATATCTTGCTAAAACTTCGTTACCGTCAAAGTTATTTCCTGTATCATGAGAATAAATATATCCGTCTGTATCTCCATGATAGTACTTTTCTATACCGTCTGTGTTAAATCCTGAACCTATAGCTGTTACTTCTATTCCTCTAGTCTCTGACCACTGAAATCCATCAGGTCTTAATGTGCCTATGATTCCTCTTTGAGCTGTGTTATCAGCTCCTGTATTTGTATAGAATAATCTGTATTGTGATTTTTCTCTTAATACTACACTACTAATCGTGTATAAATTTATATTGTTTGCTAAGTCTGTAACAGTTGGCTGTATAGCTTTACTAACTGTACCTAACTCAACGTCACCAATTCTCGCTGTACCAGCAACTGTTCTTAATCCATCCGGTGCTAAGAATATTAAGTCACCACCAATCTCTTGAATACTGTAACCACTTAAACAACCTACGTTTTCTGCAACAGGTACAACTGCTACAGTTTGACTATTGTTTATGTTTATAAGTTTGTGAATACTGTTCTCACAAAATATAAATAAGTCTTGACGGAAACCTCTAACTCCTACAACTTTGTCTGAGATAGTTACAGCTCCTGCTCCAGTACCACCAAAGTCTAAAGGGTCATTGTAAACACTATAGTAAACTGTATTCTCGTTATCTTCTACACCAGCAGCTATTAAGTGATGGTCATGTGAAGTTATAAATGTAGCGTGTTTAGTTCCTGTAACTGTTACTTCTTCTGTAAAGTAAGTTCTAGCACTTAAAGCTCCAGTACCTTCCATTCTAAAACTAAAAGGTTTGTTAGCACCATCAGCTATAACTATTGTACCATAATCTTGTGCAGCACCTTCAAACATTGCAAATTGTACTTGCCCTTGTCCAGTTCTAGCTGTAACACTTTTACCTGTAAAGGTTGAGTAGTTATCTCCACTACTATGAGATAGTTTATTTATCTGTAAGTAAGTAGTTCCATCCTGTGTAAAGTATATGTTAGTACCTGCACAAACAACAACTCCATCTGCATAAGGCATAACACCTAATATATCAGTAGTACTTCCTGTTGGTTGATTAGTTCCAAACTTTGTATAACCATTAATACGTCTATAACCACCCTCTATAGAGACTTCAAAGTTTCTAAGTTCTGTAGCTACTCCGGGAGTTCTTAGTAAGTCTATTGCGTTTGCAGAGTTTACTAAACCTCCAGCACATGCTACTGTAAATGGTTGTGAACGTGCCATATTTTAAAAGTAAGTTCTATCGTCTGTCATATACTTTGGAGCTGGATTCATAAGATTAGATTTCATATACTTCATTCCTTTCTTATAATCATCCAATGCAAAAGCTGCTTGTTGTGGGCTTTCTTTAAACTGCCAAATGTAATAACGAACTCTAGCTGTTATTATATTACTGTACTGCTCTGGTAAAGTGATTGTGTCATCATATGCTGATAACGCAGTCGGTCTTACAAAAGCATAAAAGTGTATATTATAAACCTTATCAGGTATTGGACTTAATCCAAACTTTCTATTGTCAGGAGACTTGATTACAAATCTAGGCTCTCCGTGGTTTTGAGTATCTGCATCATCTGCATTCTCACTGTCTCTGTAGTATCTTGTCCAGTCTGTATTAGTAAGAAACTTTAAACCTTTAGAGACATAAGGTGTTGTTTCTCCACTTACGTTGATTGTTGTAACATAAAAGTCATCCCAATCTATTGATGCGTAGTCTGTAGTAATACTAGAACTACCATCTTTTAAAGTGTACCATCTTTGTCCTGCTACAGTAGGTACAGTTACGTTCCCATAGAAAGGGTCAGTAGCTCCACTTACGTTTGCAGCAAAGAAAGGTAACTGTGGTTCTTCATTGGCTATATCAAAGATTGCTTTGTTTACACTATCTTTTACAAACTTTTGAAGACCTACAGCAGTTGCAAAGTTTGCAGACGTTAAAGGTATTTCATTAAGTTCTCTTAATACTTCGTTTGTTATGTCAAGATATGTTGTAGCCATTATTTTTTGTGAACCTTTTGAATTGGAAAGTTTGCTTCTAAACTTGCACCTTTGTGTTTTACAAACTTACCTGTGTGTTTCATTAATTTAAACGTACCATTTTTTTGTTTCATCCAATGGTGTCCTTTTGGTGCTTTAACTTTCATATTAACAAGGTTTAGCTTTAGACATTCCACCGTCTTTATACATAGTTCTTTTAGCTTTACCACCTTTCATCATTTTCTTTTTAGCTACACCACCGTGCATCATTTTCTTTTTTTTATCTTTACCGTACATATTTTATCTCCTTTTAAAAGTGGAGGGTCAGTTAAGACCCCCCGAGTGACAATTAGTCAATTACATAGAATGCACTACATAAAGCGTCATCTCTAAGTACTTTCGCACCATAGACATGTAAGCCTCTTACTATATCACCAAATGATGATGGGTCTCTCAACACTTCAGTTGAAAGAATAGTATTAGCAGTAGCAGTTGATGAAATGTGACCAGCCATACATTTACCAGTAGCATTAGATGTAGCAGCAACATTGTTAGATTTGTACATGTCAAATCCTCTTAGTTTACCACTTGATACTAAACCATTTCTGATAGAGCCTTGTCCAGCGTTAAAGTCAACAGACATTAACTTAGAGTCAGCTTTAGCTAATTCTTCATAGAATGAAGGAGGAGCTACGAACCATCTACCTTCTTCAGGTACATTCTGTTCGTCTAATAGTTTAGCAAATCTTGCCATAAGGTCAATTGCATCTACACCAGTTCCGTCTGAACCTAATAGGTCTACAGAGTTAGTTGCGTGTGATAAAGTTGCATCAGCAGTTGCACTGTCTGAACCAATAATGTGGTCAGGAGATGAAGCTGAACATCCAGCAAACATAGTTGCTAGAACAGCAGCGTCATAAGCATCTTTAAGAGCATACGCAGCAGATGATGAAGCTACTTCTTTGAAGTTGACATGTGACATTTTAGTTTCAATATCATCTACGATGAATTTGAAAGCTTTAGCACTATCAACAACAAGAGTTGTTTCAGCATCAGTTAGTTTAGTTGCAGTTGTGTCAGAACCTCTTGTATAGTCAGATACAGAGATTACTGGTTCACCAATGATTTTTACAGAGTCTCCGTAAGCAGATATCTCACCGGCATAGTCGGTGTTAGTAATAGCTTCAACTACACTTGCCTTTCTAAAGAAGTTAAGAACTTTCTTAGAGTATATGGAAGGTAGGAAGAAACTATTAGTTTGTCCACTAACGGAGTTTGCAAAGTTTGCATCGGTATCAGTTGAGGGTTCAAAATATTGAGCCATGATATATTCCTTTAGTTATAATAGTTATTTTACGATTCTGCCTTCTTGCATTGCATCTGATATCTCTTTTTCAAATTTATCAAATTCAGCAACACTCATTGCAGAAATCTCCTTTTCAGACCAAATCTTT